GAAGGTGGCGACATAGATATGGTAATGCCATACCTTAGAGATTTAAAAGATATGCAAGTGAAAGTGAAAGCGATTCTTGATAATCCAGACATGGACATCGAAACTGTTGTTGACTATATGATGCCAGCAGATTTAGATACATCTCCAAGAGAAGATCTAATTGGAAGATTTAAAAAATCATTTGCTAAAGATCCACAACTTGCAAAAAAATTATTTAAAGATCCTCAATTAGATTTTTATTCAGAAGGCGTAGAAGCAACTGAAGATGCAGAATGGTTTAAAGGACTAACTGATGTATCATTTAATGGTGATGAGTTTTATGAAGCATTTGGTTGGATTGAAGAAAATGACGAAAATGTTGTAGAAGCAGAATACCAAGGACGTACTGTTAAACTAAACAAACCAATGCGTGGTGATGTTAAAAAGTTTAAAGTATACGTTAAGAATCCAAAAGGTAATGTAGTTAAAGTTAACTTTGGTGATCCGGATATGAGAATTAAAAAATCTAATCCAGCAAGACGTAGAAGTTTCCGTGCTAGACACAACTGTGACAATCCTGGTCCTAAGACTAAGGCACGTTACTGGTCATGTAGAAAATGGTAATTACACATGTTATTAAAAGAACTTTTTACAGCAGACAGCGATAATAGTACTCCACAATACGACTTAATAGATGATATTAGTTTCTTCATTGATAATGACGATTCAATCCATAAAGAATTCTTTTTACCTGCTATAGCAGATCTAAAAAGAAAAAATATTGTTGAAAAAGATTCAATTGAAGAAGTTGCACCATACTTTGAAGCAATGGTTACAGCAGGTTGTATGAAGTACAACGAAACTTATAATATATCTGGCAAGACTGAAGAAGTTTACACACAAGAGTTAATGTCTAGTATATGTCACAAACTAGCGGAAAAACACCTACCACACATTAAAGACGGCGCATACGATACCAAGGAGGCTTAAATGCTACTCAACGAACTGCTTGAAGCACAACCAAAGAAGACAGCAGTAGTTGCTTGGGGAAGAATGAATCCGCCAACTATAGGTCACCAAAAAGTTATAGATGTTGTTAATCAACATGCACAAAAGTTTATGGGTGATCCTATTTTGTTTTTAACTAAAACACAAAAACCAAAAACAGACCCATTATCATTTGCAGAAAAATTACATTTTGCTCAAGAAATGTTTAATGTACCCGTAGATAAAAATACTAGTATAAAAACTATTATTCAAATGTTTCAACATCTACAAGGTAAAGGTTATGATAATGTTATACTTGTTGCAGGAAGTGATAGAGTACAACAATATCAAGATTTAATTGACAAGTACAATAATAAGCCAGATACTAAAGGTGAAGTTCCGTTTACGTTTGCAAATGCAAAAGTAGTAAGCAGTGGAGAACGTGATCCTGATGCTGAAGGTGTACAAGGCATGAGTGCAAGTAAACTAAGACAGTTTGCCGCAGACGATGATTTTACTAGTTTTGTACAAGGTATTTCAGGAAATGAAACTCTTGCTAAACAAATGTTTGCTAGAGTAAGAAAAGGAATGGGTCTTGAAGTTAACGAAATTATGGGATTTGCAACTAGAACTCCAAAAAGAAATGTAGTTAAAAGACGGCCTCCAGAACCAGAAGAATTAAGTGTTGCAGATAAAATTAAAAAACGTAGAGCAATGGCCAATAAGGTAGGTGTAGATAAAGCATTCAAACATAACAGTTTACAGAAACAAGAAGCCGCAGGTGTTGGCATTGTTACAAAGCAAAACACAACTAAAGATGTTAAAAAAGGTACTCTTAAAAAAATGATGAAAGCGTACAAACTAATATGACATTAGATGAGTTAAAAAGATTAGCAGGTGTAGATGTTGTTAGAAATGATAATCATCAAACATTAGAAAACATGTCACATACTGCACAAGAACTAAAAGATAAAGAACGTAAGTTAGGTGTCAAACCCGGTGACAAAGAATGGTTTGAATTATGGTTTTCAAGACCTTATATGACTGGCGCAGGATTTAAAGGATTTAGAGGACGTAAATGAGATTATTTGAAATCAGTAGTAATTCAAAATCTGAAATCTATGTAGACATGGATGGTGTACTTGTTGACTTCTTTGGTGCCTGGGCAAAACTTATGGGTACAAAAGACTTTCGTGATATTAAAGATATCGATGCAGGTCTTCAAGCAATTAGAGATGCAGACAACTTTTGGTTAGATCTCGAACCTACTCCTAACGCAGGAAAACTTTTGGCTTTGATTCAAAAACATAAAGGCAGTTATACTATTTTAAGTTCGCCTTTGGCTGACGATCCTAGATCAGAACCACATAAACGTATGTGGGTGAAAAACAATCTTAAACAGTTTCCACCTAAATCAGTAATCATCACAGGAAACAAAGCCAAGTATGCACAGCAAAGTGATGGTACTCCTAACATACTAATAGATGATTTTGGGCAAAATATTGATAAATGGAACGCCGCCGGCGGACTTGGAGTCAAGCACAAAGATCATAAATTCGAAAGAAGTTTTAAAGCAATACTATTACACTTAGATAGTAATAATGTAAAAGAAAACTTTGCCGACGGTAAAAAAAAGGGTAAAAGTCGTCCAGGAAGAGTAAAGAAGTCAGGTGCTAGTTGTAACGGGTCAGTTACAAGTTTAAGAGCAAAGGCTAAAAAAGCAAGTGGTGAAAAGGCTAAAATGTATCACTGGTGTGCGAATATGAAATCAGGAAAGAAGAAATAATGTTAAGTAAACAATGTAGACTACACCTAGAAGAACAAGGTGAAACAGGATTACAGCATATGAGGAAAGCAATTAAAACAGCAGTAAAATTACAACTGCTAGTTCCTGCACTACTAGTACATAGTATTGCTCCAAGATGCTTTACTAATACAGCAACTGATGTTATGAAAAACATTCTTAAAGATAGGTAAATATCAATATGCGTTTAAAAGACTTAGTAGAAGCAGTAAAAAAATTAGAACCAAGTAAATCACGTGATCCTAATTGGCGTGATATGGAAGCACTACGTAAAAGCGGTGCATCTGGCTCTCATAAAGATAAAACTAAGACTATTCCACGTAAAGAAAAATACAAAAAAACACCTATGGAACAACAGTTTGAAAGTTTTGTATCTGAAAAGATTACTAAAGATACTGAAATGGGTGATGTTATTAAAGATTTCTACAAAAGCGATGCTCCGCAATTTAAAGGTAAGAGCAAAGCAAAACGTAGACAAATGGCTATTGCGGCCAAACTTAGTCAAGAATCTAGCGATATATTCAAAGGATTAGAACAAGTTGAAGAAACAGCAACAGCAGGAGCAACAGTTTCTGCTAGTATTGCATCAGTTGCAAGTCCGCATTTAGCAATAGGTGACGAAAAAACACGTAAAAAATACGGTTTAGTAGGCGGTTTACCTAATCCTCCTCGAGCAAAAAAGCAAAAGCCAACAGATAATGCTCTTAATATGAAAGACACATCTATCTTCGGCGGACCATTAAAACGATAAATATTCGTATAATACAAAACACATTATAGGAGCAATCGATGATTAATGAAGACAAGTACGATGAACCAGCATCAAAGTACGAAGATGAAATGCTTGCCAATCAGGTTGCATACATCAAATACGCAGTAGAAGAAATTCATGACCATGTACACAAGGGTGGAACATTCCCTGAGTGGTTTCAAAACAAATTCAGTGGTGTACACGAAAAAGTAAAAACACTTCATGCTTATATGGAAGGCGAGCGTATGCAAGCCAAAGAACGTGAACGTATGATGAGTATGAAAGACATGAAAGATGATTATTTTGAATCACTAGAACGTAAACTTAACGAGTCTAAAGGTATTTGCAAAGAATGTGGTAACCCAAGTTATACTACATTGCCTGAAGAAAAGCAAAAAGGTGTTGACGGTAAAGTATGCTGGAAAGGCTACAAGCGTATGGGCACCAAGAAAAAAGGCGGAAAGACTGTAGACAACTGTGTCAAAATGTAGGGAGTAATTATGGCAGATTTACAAAGCATTTTAAATAAATTTACTGAGTTAGGAATCGAAAATAAAGGACTTACTGTAGATGCTCCGCAACAAGGTCAAGCGTTACAAGAACAAAACAATAATCAAAGCACAGATGCTAACTCTCATGCACGTATGGTTGCAGAAAGTATTAAAGGAAAACATATTCCTGGTGTAAGTGATACTAGTGCAAGTGATATGGCCGCACTAGCAGGAGTAGGTAATACAACTCCAAATGTGCAGAAAAGTGTTGAAGTTGTTCAAACTTATCCGCAAAATACTGTAGACAATAAGTGGCATGAAGTAGACAGTAGACTTTCAAAAATTGAAAATACACTAGCAAAAGTGTTTGAAAGCCTTGAAGGTTTAAAACAAATGAGTAACGAAGAATATGAAGAAAAAAGAAAAGCGTTACAAGATATACAATTAAATCCTGAAACAAACAAAGATCCTAAACTTAAAAAAGAACTAATAAGACGTAGACTAGAATTAGAAAAAGATCATAAATCAGGTAAAATTACAACAGAACAATCTCTAACAAAAGGATTTGCAAGTTTTTTGAAAGAGTTTGAGTAATGAAAATATGTGAAGTAACAGATTACTTCTACGGATTAGATCCGGCACATATGTCATACAAGCATAAAATAGGCGATGTGTATGGCAAGAAAAATTTAAAAGTACCACATGCAAAACTGCATGTAAAAAAGAAACAAAAGAAACAAAAGAAATAAAGTATGGCATTCTTAGTACATAACTTACCTCCTGTTGAAGTTTATGTGAAAAAAGAATATCTATATGACCACCAAAAAGGGCATGGAGAAGTTACTCCTGGTATTTGGATTAGTATTAGAAGTATAATGGGCAAAGCATTATACGTAGAAACATTACTTACAGAATACGGTGCATTGTACGATAAATTACCTATTAGTGCGTTTGTATGGAAAGATGATTACTTACACAGTGACCAATTACCTTTAGACACACTACAAATATGGGATTGTTTTGATTATGATATTACATTAATTAAAAAGCCTATGTTAGCAGACTGTGAATTCTTTGGTAAAGATAAAAAGATGCACAAAGGCGAATATATGTTTACACTTGATACTTGTCATGCACAACACTCAACACTAAATGTAAATTTTAGTGAACACGATCCAGAACACAAAAGTTTTAACTTTATTAAACTAGATAACGGACAGTTTGCCGCACAACCTAATAATAGAGTTATTTTTACAGACCAAAGTTTAGTAATTGGAGATCGAAAGATGCCAGACTTTAAAGTTTGTACACAAAATTATACAGTAGAAAATAATCCTAAATGGTCAGTTGGACACACTGACGAATGGGCATATAAATCAAAAGATGAGGCAGAAAACATTGGCTAATGATAAAATTAAAATTAAAAGAACAATCGAATACACTGGACCTAACAAAAGAGATTACTTTTTAGCAGACTTATTTAAAAAAATACAACCAACAGTGGGTTGCGAAGTCGGCGTAAGAAACGGTAGAACAACATTTCATTTACTAGAAGCATTTCCAAAATTAAAAATGTATGCTATTGACTATAACATAAAGTTGTTCTATAAAGATAACATGATAATAAAGTATGGTCCTAGACTAAAAGCAATACAAGGACATAGTCATACAGTACACGAACAGATAGAAAACGGCAGTTTAGACTTCGTATTCATTGATGCTAGTCACGATTATGATAGCGTAAAAGGTGATATTGAATACTACACACCTAAATTAAAACCAAACGGTTGGTTATGTGGACATGATATGGATTTCCCAGGTGTAAACAAAGCAGTTAATGAACTGTTACCAGACGACCATCATATAGGTCCAAATAACGTTTGGTTTAAATGTTTAGACAAAACGGTGCCAATTCCGTTTAAATTACTTGACAACTAGCATAAATCTATATATAATATAACAAATTACTAAAAGGAGTCTCACATGAGTGACAAAGTATTTGGTGCTGAAGAGAAAGCAAAACTAATTCAGATCGTTAACGAAGGTGTAAATGTTTTGCAAGAAGTTACAGACCTACAAGAAGGTTTAAGAGATACTGTAAAAGCAGTAGCAGAAGAAATGGATGTTAAGCCAAGTCTAATTAACAAAGCAATTAAGATTGCACAAAAAGGTGAATGGCATAAAGCCGTTGATGAGTTTGAAGACCTAGAAACTATTATGGTTACTACTGGTCGCGACAAACTCTAATGCAAAAGGTAAAAGATTTTTGGATCAATAGTTACAAAAGTGATCAGGTTGCTTTTGGGTTTGAACTAATAAGTTTTATATTTACGGTAGTAGCAAGTTTGACTTTGGCATTTAATGCTGTAGATCCAAACATGCTAATTATATATCCGTTCTTCTTTGTAGGATCGGTTACACAATGCTACGCGGCTGTACGCAGAGGCGCGGCATGGGTCATGTTACTAACAGGATATTTTGCTGTTATTAACGTATTTGGATATGGAGTTGCCGCCATGTGGTGGTAAATGAAAGGTGATTAAAGTTGTGGGATATTTGGTGCAAGGCAATAGGAACAAAGGCATATGAAGATGACAATAAGGCTGACAGAGTGGCAATTATACGCACTGGGTGGGTGTTGCTACACATTTTTACTTGCATTGCTATTATCTTAAATGCAATAGCAAATCATGGTACAAAGTTATTTGGATTTTGATAAAAAAAGTCTTGACTTTGTAGTAGTAAGATACTATAATAGTAAATAGTGTTGAAGAAGGTTAGTTGGCCATAAGCAACATTACTGGTTTTTGCCAACCGAAAGTGGCATACAAAGGAGAAGATATTGAGTTATGTAGACGCACTCTGGGATCGTGATAAAGATATTATCAAAGTTGTAGAGAGAAACAAAAAAGGCGAAAGAGAGTTTCGCGAATTCCCCGCAAGATATGTGTTTTATTATGGCGACGGCAAAGGTAAACAAAAAAGTACTTTTGGTGATCCGGTAAGTCGTGTTGTTTGTAAAAGTTGGAAAGACTTTCTTAAGGAACAAAAGATTAATAAACATCGCGGACTATATGAAGCAGACATCAATCCTGTATACAGACTACTAGAAGAAAACTATTTAGGTCAAGATGCACCTAATCTAAACGTTGCATTTTTTGATATTGAGGTTGACTTTGATCCTGAACGTGGTTATAGTTCACCAGAAGATCCTTTTACTGCCATTACTGCAATTACAGTACATTTACAATGGCTTGATAGTCTTATTACACTAGCACTTCCTCCTAAAACACTTACTATGGAACAAGCAAAGGAAGAATGTAAAGACTTTCCTAATACATATTTGTTTGAAACAGAAGCAGAAATGCTTGATACGTTTTTAGATTTAATTAAAGACGCTGATATTTTATCAGGCTGGAACAGTGAAGGTTATGATATTCCTTATACTGTTAATAGAATTACAAGAGTTTTAAGTAAAGAAGACACAAGACGTTTTTGTTTATGGAACGCTTATCCTAAGAAAAGAGTATATGAAAAGTTTGGTAGAGAACAAGAAACATATGATCTTATAGGACGTCAACACTTAGATAGTCTTGAACTATATCGTAAGTACACATATGAAGAACGACACACTTATCGACTAGATGCTATTGGTGAACTAGAAGTAGGTGAAAAGAAAACTGAATATGAAGGTACATTAGATCAACTATATAACAATGACTTTAAAACATTTATTGAATATAACAGACAAGACGTTCTGTTGTTAGATAAACTTGATAAGAAATTACGCTTTATTGATCTAGCAAATGAACTTGCACACGCAAACACAGTGTTGCTACCAACGACAATGGGTGCTGTTGCAGTTACAGAACAAGCAATTATTAACGAAGCACACAGGCGTGGTTATGTTGTACCCAATAGAGTACATAGAGAGCCAGGTTCATCGCAGGCGGCTGGTGCATATGTTGCATATCCTAAGAAAGGATTGCATGATTGGATTGCATCAATGGATTTGAATTCACTATATCCTTCTGTTATTAGAAGTTTGAACATGGATCCAGCAACAGTTATAGGACAACTTAAACAAAACCATACAGAAGAATTCATAGGCGAACAAATGAAGTTTAAAAAGAAGTCATTTGCAGGTGCTTGGGAAGGAAAGTTTGGTAGTCTTGAATATGATTATGTAATGGAACAACGCAAGGACGTTGAAATTACTATTGATTGGGAAGGTGGCGAAAGCGATACATTAAGTGCCGCAGAAGTTTACAAACTAATTTTTGATAGTAATCAACCATGGATGGTTAGTGCTAACGGTACATTGTTTACAACAGAGTTTGAAGGTATTATTCCTGGACTACTAAAACGTTGGTATGCTGAACGTAAAGAAATGCAGGCTAAAAAGATTGCGGCACAAGATGCAGGCAATAAAATTGAAACTGCTTTTTGGGATAAAAGACAACTTGTTAAAAAGATTAACCTAAATAGTTTATATGGAGCAATCCTAAACCCAGGGTGTAGATTCTTTGATCATAGAATTGGGCAATCAACTACACTTACAGGTCGTGCTATTGCAAAACATATGAGTGCAAAAGTAAATGAAATTATTACAGGCGAATATGATCACGTAGGTAAAAGTATTATATATGGTGATACAGACTCTGTGTACTTTAGTGCTTATACTAGTTTACGTGCAGAAATTGACAAAGGAGATATTCCTTGGAATAAAGAAAGTGTAATTCAACTGTATGATCAAATATGTGAAGAAGCAAATGTAACTTTTCCAAAGTTTATGGGAAATGCATTTCACTGTCCTAAAAGTAGAGGTGAAGTTATTGCCGCTGGTAGAGAAGTTGTTGGTGAAAAAGGATTGTTTATTACTAAAAAACGTTATGCAATTCTAATATATGACAATGAAGGATTTAGAACAGATACAGATGGTAAGCCTGGTAAAGTAAAAGCAATGGGTTTAGATCTTAAACGTTCTGATACTCCTGTGTTTATGCAAGACTTTTTAAGTGAAGTATTGTTAGCAGTACTAACAGATGGCACGGAAGTTGAAATACTTGATATGATCACAGATTTTAGAACTAAATTTAAAGCAAGGCCTGGTTGGGAGAAAGGTTCTCCTAAACGTGCAAACAACGTAACAGACTATCTTGCTAAACTTAAAAAATTAGGCAAAGTAAACATGCCTGGACACGTTCGTGCTTCTATTAATTGGAACACATTAAAAGATATGAACGGTGACAAATTTAGTATGCAGATTGTGGACGGTATGAAAGTTATTGTTTGCAAACTAAAACAAAATCCAATGGGATATACTTCGGTTGCATACCCAACGGACGAACTAAGACTACCAAAATGGTTCCAAGAACTACCTTTTGAAGATGATGAAATGGAAACTGCGATCATTGATAAAAAGTTAGATAATCTAATTGGAGTGCTAGATTGGGATATTAAATCAACCGAACAGAAGAATACATTCAATAATTTATTTGACTTTGAATGATTTTCTAAATATAATAGTATATAAGGAACGGAGAAAACTATGAAAGACATTTTACAAGACATTGTTGCACATACACATGCACTTGGCTTTCTTAACATTGTTAAGGTCAATGGTGATGATGCACAAACAGGTATTGATAGCATGGCAGAGGATCGCTCTGTGATCATGCAGGCAAATACTAAAAACGCCCAAGTAGAAATGAAGGGCACGTTTGGTATGCCAAACTTAAACAAACTAGACATTCATTTGAAGTGTCCAGAATATAAAGATGATGCAACTATTGATGTTGTACGTCAAGATAGAAACGGTGTACAGATTCCAACAGGTATACACTTTGAAAACAAAACAGGTGACTTTAAAAATGATTATCGTTTTATGAACGCAGAAATCATTAATGAAAAACTTAAGACTGTTAAGTTTAAAGGTGCGGCGTGGGACGTAGAAGTTTCGCCTAGTATGGCAAGTGTACAGAGATTTAAAATGCAGGCAACTGCAAACGCAGAAGAAACTGTGTTTACTGTGCTTACAGATGGTACAGATATCAAATTTAAATTTGGTGATGCTAGTACACACGCAGGTGAATTTATTTTTGCTACAGGTGTAACAGGTTCACTTAAAAATGAATGGGCATGGCCAGTACAACAAACCCTTGCTATTTTAAGTTTAGATGGCGACAAAGTAATGAAGTTCTCAGATCAAGGTGCTATGCAAATTCAAGTAGACAGTGGTTTGGCAACTTATGAATACATTTTGCCAGCACAATCTAAATAGGAGATATAATGAATACGGACTTAACAACAGAACAAAAAGACTACGCAACGTTTTTACCGGCGTTGAGTGGTTTCTATGCTACCTTTATAGGTAAGCAACGCAGAGAAGAATACGTTGATAAGAGTCGTATTCCGTATCCTAGTATGGAAAGTATGAATTGGTTAAACAAGAAAGAAGGACTGTTTAACTATCATTGGTCATTATATTCCGCAGGACATGCCGAACTAGATATTAATAAAGATGCACCTAAAGAAGATATGATACGAGATAGAGATCGTAACAATAGTTGGATGTTAGGTGACTCGGGTGGTTTCCAGATAGGTAAAGGTGTGTGGGAAGGCGATTGGAAAGATCCTAATTGTCCTAAAGCACAAAAGAAACGTGAGCAAGTACTTGCGTGGATGGACGCTTATATGGACTATGGAATGATACTTGATATTCCGGCGTGGGTAGCACGTTCACCAGCAGGTGCAAAAGCAACAGGTATTGACAACTATCAAGATGCCGTTAATGCTACACGTATTAACAACGACTACTTTATGAAACACAGAAGCGGTGCTTGTAAGTTCTTAAATGTATTACAAGGTGAAAATCATGCTGATGCAGAAGATTGGTATCAACAAATGAAAGATTACTGTGATCCTAAAAAGTATGAAAATCATTTTAATGGTTGGTCGATGGGTGGACAGAACATGTGTGATGTACATCTAGTATTAAAACGTTTAGTTGCATTACGCTTTGATGGATTACTTGAAAAAGGCAAACATGATGTTATGCACTTTTTGGGTACTAGTAAATTAGAGTGGGCAACACTACTGACAGATATTCAAAGAGCAGTTCGCAAGTATCACAATGAAAACTTTATGATTACATTTGATTGTGCTAGTCCGTTCTTAGCCACAGCAAATGGTCAAATTTATTGTGAACTCGAAACACAAGATCGAAGTAAATGGGTATATAGAATGGTACCAAGTATTGACGACAAAGGATTAGCAACTGACAATACTCCTTTTGCACAAGCATTTGTTAGAGAAGGTAAGCATGGTAGTTTTAAAGATTCGCCACTTACAAAAAACTTAAAAGCCAGAGATGTTTGCATTTATGCTCCTGGTGATCTAAATAAAATAGGTAAAGAAGGAAAGACATCATGGGATAGTTTTTCTTATGCGATCCAAATGGGTCATAATGTATGGAGTCATATCAATGCAGTACAAGAAGCAAACAGACAATACGACAATGGAATCATTCCAAACATGCTTGTCGAAGAGTCCTTTGACAGGTTATTTTTTAGAGATGTTGTGGAAGCAATATTTGCAACTTCAAACAGAGACGAAGCAAATCAAATAGTAGAAGAATTTTCAAGGTTTTGGATGTCTATTATTGGAACTAGAGGTGCTACTGGCAGGAAGACTGTTAATGCTAGTACACAATACACAAACTTATTCGAGGAGGTATAGTATGACTAACGTAGAAAAGATAGATAAGTTAAACAATAGACTGCAAAGCCTTATTGCAAAACATAAACTAGTACATGAAAAAGTCGAAGTTGCAGAGGCAGAAAAAGTACAAGAAAAGTTTTTAGTAGAAATGAAAAAACAAAAACTTTCTCTTAAAGACGAGATGTGGAAAATTAACTTAGAAATAACTTCATTGGAGGCACAAAGTGAAGCGTGATTATGATGATGGTGTTAAGGACGATGTTGTTTACTTCACAGGTTACGAAGTAGAAAAAACTCCAGCATTTGAAGAACACACGTTATTTGTAGTAGGGCCTAGACCATTACAAGAAGTATTAGAACAAGCAAAGAAAAATACAGTAGATCATATTTACTTAGGTGCTAATCAAAGTTTTAATATTGATGGCGGTACAAGTTATGCTTGGGACGAACTTGTAAAAGGGTTACTTAAAGAAAATTATATGGTTACACTAGACTATGATGTAAGATATCATGAATATGTTATTGAAGCAGGATATAACGAACATAATAAATTCATTAGTATGATTAGTGTTAAACTTCCTCATATCGATCATTTAAATTATAATGCTTGTATTAAGATTGATGATAAAGACTTTAAAGCATCTAACGCAGGTGTTTGGGTACATTATGCTAGAGATTTACAGCCAAGAGATAAGTTTACTGATTGGTCTAAATACGAAAACGATAATTCAGTAGAGTAACACAATGAAATTAATACACCCCTTTTCTCAGCCCAAGGACGAACATCCTAAAGTTAAAGAAATGAATGGACACTTCCTAGTAGGTGAAACTCAGCAATGGTATGACCTAAGTGGCGGAACAGGATGTAATATTTTTGGATTTACACAGCCTGAGATACAAGCCAAAGTAGCAGAAACAAGTTTTCAGTTTCCAAACGATGATTGGACAACTAAAAGTACTGTATGGTATGAACTAGAAGATACTCTTAAAAAAGTTTTACCTAACACATACACAGGGTTTATACCTGCACTTACAGGCAGTGATAGTGTAGACAATTCATTAAAAATTGCATGGAGATATTGGACTAAAAAAGAACAATCTCGCAGACGTACAGTACTTGTAAGAAAAGGAAGTTTTCATTCAGGTAGTATTACTGGTTGGCAAATGACAGATGATCAAGATTGGATTTTAGGAAATTGGCCACATATTGATTTTGTAGACTTCTTTGATGATAACTTTGATGCTATGTTTACAAAACACAAAGATACCCTTGCAGGTATTATGTTAGATACCGTAAATTGGTACAATGGTATTAGTGAAGTAAGTGACGAAGTATTAGAAAAAATACAAACTGCAAGAAAACAAACAGGTTGCTTGTTAATAGTAGATGAAATACTTACAGGCATGTGGCGTATGGGACATTTTTCACATAGTATACATAAAAACTTAAACCCCGATATGATCTGTTTTGGAAAAGCACTTACAGGTGGGTTTGGAACTTTGGCTATTACCGTATTACATAAAAACATTCACGATACAATAAGTGCATTTGATCCTAGCCTATGGGATAACTTTCCTATTGCAGTAGGTAATACAAGGGCACAATCAAATACAGGTGCTAGAGCAACAATAGAAACAATTAATAAATGTATTGAAGAAGATATTGGTACAAAAGTAATAAATGATGTTGTACCGTTTGTTGAACGTATTGCAAACATACTAAAACAAGTAGATACATTTGAAGTAACACACAGCAACAGTATTCTTTACTGTAACTTTGTGAACAATTATGACAATGATCAATGTAAAATATTATCAACATTTTTAAACAGTCATAAATTATGGAACTCAGAACACACAAGAATTTGGTTCTTGAGTTTCTACGACCTAAATAAACAAGAAGCAGACTATATTGAACATACATTTCAAAAGTTTGTAACCCTTGTTAATAATGGTAAAATATGGGACCAAAATAACTGGAAAAGTAATTGACAACTGTACAGAAAGAATGTATTATAAATGAATAATCAACGAGAACCTTACTACGATTATATGTTAAGAAGAACCAGAGAAGAAAACGAAAAGGTAATTATGGAAAACGCAAAAAGAATGATATGGGTAACCTTTACTAAAGAAGGTATTCACAAGTATCCTGCGGCACTGGACGATCCGGCACTTGCTACAGGTGATGAATATGATGTTAGTTTTTTGGGATATCCCCACAGACACATATTTCATTTTAAAGTAGGTATCACTGTTACACACAACGACAGAGATATAGAATTTATTCAATTTAAACGTTGGCTAGAAAAACTTTATCAGGAGAAAACACTTGAACTAGATTATAAGAGTTGTGAAATGATGAGTGATGATTTATATGAACAAATTATCGCAAAACACCCAGGTCGTGAAGTCCATATTGACGTAAGTGAAGATGGAGAAAACGGCGCACACATTGAGTACTATGCAAAGTAAAAAAGGAGATAACATTGTCTTACCTTGCACAACGTCCAGAGATTGTAAAAATCTTTGATGATCTCGATTCCTTCCGCGACTTTTGTCGATTTGAAGGGTTTAAATTTAACGAAAAGTTCCTTTACAAAAGGGAAACAAGAGAGTGGAGGGCATACGAAGGTCGTAACAATCCACGGAAAGCAAAACAACGTGTTCACAAAAATCGTAACGCTAAGAACCGAGGACCAAAGCGATAGAGGTCCATACTTGACTGATAAATTTGGAAATTCAGTAGAAGGTGGTGCATTAAATGCAAATTATACGACCGTAGACGCAGTCGCCAAAGTGAGTAATACACTAGGCAATCATGGTTATGTTTACGGTCGTGATTTTATTTGGCAAGATCAAGGCTATACAGATAGTATGGATGATGCTATAATATTTGAATATAACGATTTAAGAATACTAACAATATTAGGATTAACAAATGGCTAGAATATGGTTAATAGATATAGAAAGTGTAGAAACACGCTACACTAAACAATGGAAAACTTTCTTTCCTGCATTACTACGTAAGAATAATCACGAAGTATTTGTTGTAGAAGGTCCAACAGATATTCCTAATGCAACAACTCCAGGTGCTTTTTTGAACTTTGGTGGTACTAATATTTACAAAGCAAATCAAATAGAACAAATTAGTAGAGCATTTACAACAGGTAAAGTACACGAAGGTGATCATATTATCTTTACAGATGCTTGGCATCCTGGTATCACTAATATTAAGTATATGAGTGAACTACTTGGCATTAAAGTTATAACACATGCACTTTGGCATGCTGGCTCATATGACCCACAAGACTTTTTAGGTAGACTTATTAATAATGCACCGTGGGTAAGACATGCAGAGAAAAGTTTCTTTCACAGTTATGATCATAATTACTTTGCAACAGACTTCCATGTAAAGTTGTTCTTTGATGAATTACTTTTAGATGGCAACAACGAACCTACAGACATGTATAACGAAGCATACAACAATAGATTCAATAACGGAAAGATTGTACGTTGCGGTTGGCCTATGGAATATGTACGCAAAGAATTAGAAGCATTTAAAGGTATGACGAAACGTAATTTAATTTTGTTTCCGCACAGAGTTGCTCCAGAAAAACAACCTGAGATATTTTTAGATTTAAAAGACACACTTACACAATATGAATTTGAAATTTGTATGGATAAAAACTATTCAAAACAAGAATACTACAACGCACTAGGAGAAGCAAAACTTGTCTTTAGTGCTAACCTACAAGAAACACTAGGTATTAGTTGGTACGAAGGTGCTTTGGTCGGCACCTTGCCTATGGTTCCAGATCGTTTAAGTTACACTGAAATGGACAATACAGGCAAGTTCTTATACCCAAGCGAATGGACAGAATCGTTTGTTTCGTATAAAGAACACAAAGACGAGATAGTTGCACGTATAATTAACTATATGGAAAATTATGACAACTACCTTGTTGACCTAAATAAACTTGCTACTCAATTAAATGACAATTATTTTAGTTGTAAAAACTTACTTGAGAAGTTACAATAAAAGAGGCAATCCACTGCCTAAACATCGGAGAAACAAATGAGTAAAAGTGAAGAAATAAAAACAAAATTAGAACAAGATGGTGTAAGATATTGGGCTAATGATAATATTGCTGATTACATTAAAGAAGGCGATAAGCAACAATTAATTGATGAGGCAGTTCCTGCTTTTGAAAATGTATTACAAAAATTATTAATTGATACTAAAACAGATCCTAACAGTCAGGATACTGCAAGACGTATGGCTAAGATGTACATTAATGAGATTATGGCAGGACGTTATGATCCAATGCCTAATCCAAGTGCATTTCCTAACTATATTGAAGGCGGTTATGAAGGTATGTTAGTAGTGCGAAGTGAACTTACAAGTTTATGTTCGCATCATCACCAGACAGTAAAAGGTGTAGCATACATTGGTATCATTGCAGGACCTAAACTATTAGGTTTAAGTAAGTACACTCGTATTGCACAATGGTGTGCTACAAGAGGTACACTACAAGAAGAACTGAATGTTATGATTGCAAATGCAATACAAGAACAAACAGGTAGTGAACACGTAGGTGTATATGTACAAGCAACACACGGTTGTTGTGAGAACAGGGGTATTAGAGCCCACAGTTCATTAACACAAACAACAGTATTACGTGGTGCGTTTAAAGATGATCCTGCAACTAAAAAAGAATTTATTGACAATGTTAAACTGCAACAACAATTTGCATGTTAGTCATTATCTATAAAGAGTTTAACACAGATGTCTGTGTTAAAAGGTGCCATGCACCAAAATAAAGGAGGAACTAATGTTCACAAAACTTTTACAGGGTGTCGATAGGGCACTTGTAACTAAACTAGTAATTTTACATACCCTTGTTATTGCGGTATCAAATTATCTAGTTACAATTAGATTTGATTTATTTCCAGGTGCAGAGTTGCCCTTGTTTGGATCATTTCCACTAGCGGCGGCGGCATTTACATTTCCGATCGTTGTAGTAGCAACTGACCTTACAGTACGTATGGTTGGTAAAGAAGCAGGTAGAGCCGTTGTAGCAATGGCTATTATTCCTGCTATCGTTGCATCAGTGCTTGTACTATTAGCATTAGGTGACGAACACGCATACAGAGTAGGTTTAGCATCAGGTACTGCATACGCAATTGGTACTATGCTTGACGTATATGTTTTCCAAGCAATTAGAGAACGTTCATCTGCATGGTGGGCGGCGCCGGCACTTTCAACAATCGTTGCAAATGTAATTGACACATACTCGTTCTTTTACGTGGCGTTTGCTGGATCAACAGATGCAGAAGGTAAATTAACATGGATTGGTGAAAACTGGCACATTGTTGCACAGAACAATACATTAACAAAGATTGTCGTAGGATTGGTAGTATTCCTTCCAGCATACGGTATTCTTTTAAAATACCTTAAAGGCAAACTTGCTGATAAATCAGTAGGTTAATTGTTTTAGTATAGTGGGGGAGAAATCCCCCACTTTTCTATATTGGAGATTCTTAAATGGATAACGATGATTATACATTTACATTAAGTGATACTTCTAACATTACGTATTCTATTAGTGATACTTACAATACAACAATGTCAACAGATCATATTACAATAGATACAAGTAGTTGGGAAGATAGATTTGATAATTTTGAGATGATTGATTTGGACTTATTAGAAAAGTATCCGACTGCAAAATCTCTTTACAAACAGTTCATAAACGTGTATAATATATGTAAAGTTAATGAAGAAATGGAAGAATAAATGTTTAGTAAGATAATGGATAAACTAGGTAGACGCAGAGTGATTACTGATCGCTCAGGAAAAATACCTTATTTGATTAGATATTATCTATTCTTAAAGGAAAGAAAAAACTTTCCATTTAATATTACACTTCATAAAGTTCTTGTAAGTGATGAACCTGTGTTACATGATCATCCATGGAGTTGGGGTGCTATTATTTTAAAAGGTGGGTATTGGGAACATGTTCCAGTATTTGCACAAGAAGGACACGTATGTGGTGCAACTTCACATTGGCGTGGTCCAGGACATATTAGATTTCGAAAGGCAAGCGACTTACATTGGTTAGAACTTGCTAAAGACAAAGACGGAAACGAACTACCATGCACAAGCATATTCTTTATGGGAAAGAAACAAAAAGAATGGGGCTTTATGCGTTGGGTAAAACATACTGGATACAGATGGGTTCATAACGAGGAGTATTTAAATGAAAGAAGTTAATGTGGAAACATATGAAGAATTAAAAGAATCAACAATAACAAAACTTAAACAAGGTGAAGTTGTTGTTACATTTACAAAAATAAACGGTGACAAAAGAGTAATGACGTGTACACTTGAAGAAGGTGTTATTCCGCCTGCAACTAAAGATGACACTGCTAGTCAAAAGAAAGTTCGTTCTATTAGTGAAGAAACACAAATAGTATGGGACACTAATGCTAAAGGTTGGCGTAGTTTTAGATGGGCAAACGTAACTGATGTTGAAACTAATGCATAAAGTATTTGTTATGACTGCTATATTACTATGTACAGGTTGTTCTACAACTGTAGCAGTAGTTGATGTAGCAACATCTACGGCAATTTATGCAGGGAAAACTGTAGTAAACACAGTAGACGCTATTACTCCTGATATTATAAACAAGGATTAAACATGATTAAGAAACATTATTACAGTTGGTCAGACGTAGAAAAAATGTGTGTTAGCATTGTAAACCAAATGTACAAAGAAAATTGGAAACCTGATTACATTGTAGGAATTACAAGAGGCGGTAACGTACCTGCTACTATTATTAGTAACATGACAGGCATACGTTGTGAATCATTTAAAGTAAGTTTACGTGATGGTGAATCAGGTAAGACTGGCGATAGCATGACTTGGATGGCTAGTGATGCATATGGCTATGACGATGAAGGTTCGTACAATGCTGAAATGGGTCAATTTAAAAATAACCCTGAACAAGAAAGAAAAATTCTTATTGTAGATGATATTAATGATACAGGTGCAACATTTAATTGGATTAAAAATGATTGGCAAAATTGTTGTTTACCAGACAGTCCTTTATGGAACCAAATTTGGGGAGACAACGTTAAGTTTGCTACACTTACAGAAAATTTAGCAAGTGAGTTTGATCAAGTATCTTATTACTGTCATGAAGTTAACAAAGCAGAAGAGGATGTTTGGTTAGTATATCCTTGGGAAAACGTAGGAGAATACTAATGGCTAAAGAAAAACAACCAGCACAACCACAAAATATTGAATCAAACGGTATCTATGTTTTAATGGATCAAATTAATCATGCAACTTGTCGAGAAGCAATTAAGTGGATAATGAATCATAACCTAAGCGATAATCCATTACCACAATTAACAATTATTATAAATTCACCAGGTGGTGATGTTCATGCCGCCTTTGCATTAATTGATACTATGAAAGCAAGTAATATTCCTATTAAAACAGTAGGATTAGGACTTATTGCAAGTTGTGGATTCTTAATTTTTATTGCAGGGAAAAAAGGTAAACGTATTCTTACTCCTAATACTGCAATCCTTTCACATCAATACAGTTGGGGTAGTAAAGGAAAAGAACATGAGTTATATGCTCGTGTAAAAGAATTTGAATTAAGCACACAACGTATGATAGATCATTACAAAAAATGTCTTGGTATGACAGAGGCTAAAATTAAAGAAATTTTACTTCCACCGCAAGACGTTTGGTTAAGTGCTAGTGAAGCAAAGAAATTAAAAATATGCGATAAAATAGAGGAGTTATACTAATGAATAGAAAATTCGACGGACCACTTGTAAGTGCTTTTGAAAGCGATCCTACAGGAGTAGTAAAACAAGAACTAGTCACATATCGTATCAAAGATGGTATGCTACGTAAGGAAGTAACAACACGTAAGTTTAATTCAGATCAAACAGACTGGCACGATAGCAATACTGTTGATCCTATGATTAAGATCAGCAAGGAATAAAACATTGGCAACACTGCAAGAAAAAGAACACACACTAGAAACTATTAAAGGTCCTAGATTTTATCGTATCATGCTTAACGGATACGGCGGCGAACATGTGTACGGAACATTGACTCAAGAACAGTATGATTTTTGGAAGCCTATTGTAGAAGAACACGGTGATAGCGATTTATGTAATTATGCACTTAATGCTGAAGAAGGTGATTTTGATTTTGAAAACATTGATGAAGTTCCACCTGAGGCAGACTTTTTAATGAGTGCAGGTAGTGACGGCAATGAATGGCGTAGTAGTTGGTTTGAAATGCCAACTGAATTTGAACATGTTAATAATGTTTCTATAGATAGTGCTTACATTACTATAGACGAAGTTAGCGGAGATGATTATTCTGCAGAACATATTAGAGATATTGTCGAAGGAGAAGATTTAAATGAATGGGTTAATAAAGTTGATGAAGACTCTGATAACGAAGTTGAAATTTTACAACCTCAAGACGATGCGTACCCAGAAAAAGGAACACACATTATCCAAATGCTCTCAATGGAAAAAGGTACATTTTTTGAAGGAATAGTAGAAACTATTGGTGACTTTGATGCTAAAAAATTAAAAATACATATGTACGAACTACCTAATGGTGAAGATACTGTGTCGGCAGTTTATTACAATGATGCTGAAATAGACAATCAAGGTGGAGATACTAATGGCAAAGGATATAGTGCCGCTATTTGGACACAGGATTTTTAATGACTGATACTTTAGAAAAAGCACAATCTGAAGGTCGAGCACCATGGACTGAAGTTGAAATTGACACACGTGATTTTGTTGTTTACAATGATATCTATCCTGTTACACAAGGACATACACTTGTTGTACCTAAAGAAAATACAGAAGAAGCAATCTTAAAATGTTTTAAATTTGCTAATTCAATGGGCAATGATAATATCAAATCAGATAATAATAACATTACAGGATATAATGTAGGTATTAATATGGGTAAGAGTGCAGGACAAACTTGCATGTATCCACATGTACATTTAATTTTCCGTAGAGACGGAGATATGATCGATCCAGCAGGCGGAATTCGTGGTGTTATTCCAGAAAAACAAAAGTATTCCAAAAAAAATAATAGTCAAATGGACATAGAAGATGTTATTAACGGTTGACAAAAACCTAAATAAACACTATAATATACACAATAGGAGAATAATATGCAGAAACTAAGATACTCAGAAGCGTTTTATAGTGTACAAGGTGAAGGTAAGTTTGTAGGAGTACCAAGTGTGTTCTTACGTACTTTTGGTTGTAACTTTCGTTGCATGAACTTTGGATTAACTGATGAACCAATGCGAGATGAAAAACAAAAGGCTGGTATTATCCGTAATCAGGAAGTACAAGATTTGTTAGACGCTGGCGTACATGAAACTACAAAAGAGTTTAACGACTTACCTATTATACATACAGGCTGTGATACATATGCAAGTATCTATCCTGAGTTTAAGAAATTTAATAAACAAGCAACTGTAGACGAAGTAGTTGAACACTTGTTAAGTTTATTACCAGAAGGTAAATGGACTATGGACAACGGTCAAGACATCCATTTAATTATGACAGGCGGCGAACCTTTGTTGGCGTGGCAACGATTGTACGTAGAATTATTTGAGCATCCACGTATGCAGGATTTAAAAAATGTTACATTTGAAACAAACACTACACAAACTTTACACGACGATTTATTCAACTATCTCAACAATCAGGACAGAATCCAAGTCACTTGGTCTTGTTCCCCAAAACTTTCAGTTAGCGGAGAACCTTGGGAAACTGCTATCAAACCTGATGTGGCTCAGCAGTATAACACTGTTACTGATAGCGACATGTATCTCAAGTTTGTTGTCGCTACTGATAAAGATTTTGATGAAGTTACAAAGGCTGTGGACGCTTACAGAAATGCCGGGGTGGAATGTCCGGTATATCTTATGCCGCTGGGTGGACGCAGTGAAGAATATGTTCTCAACGTTAACCAAGTCGCAGAAGCATGTATGGAAAGAGGATGGAGATTCACTCCAAGACTACACATCAGCCTATTCGGAAATGCCTGGGGAACTTGATAAGTTGAGAGAATATAAAAACAGTCAACATGAAAAGGCAATGAAGGCTGAAATTAAAAAACCACTCGATGAAGAATTGAGAGAAAAAGGACTACTATGATAGATAAACTAAAAAAGTTGTTTACAAAAGATAAGATCCCTGCTACAGTATCTAAAGAAAAAAGTACAGATGCTAAAGCAGAAGCAACAAAAAAGAAAGAAGCATACGTAACTGTTCTTAATGTTGAAATGAAGGATAACAATCCACGTAACGGGTTCTTTGAACTTGACTGGAATGAATACTTTATTAAAGAACTAAGAATAAACGGATATAACGGTGCAACAGAAGAAGAAATTGTAGATGCATGGTTTAAAGAACTTTGTGGTAACGTAGCACAAAGCGATGGTGTTGCTAGTGAAGAAAAACCAATGGGTGCAGGATACATTAACACAAAGAAGATTAGCGACGATAAGTCTGAGATTAGTTAATGGACCAACAAGGGGAAATTGTAGGTTTGTTTCCCAACGTTCTAGCACGTAAAGTTTGGAACGAAGGAAACAAGTTCAATTTGGATATGAAACATCTGTTTTATCAAATTGAAGAAAAATTTCCTATGGATAGTACATCTTTTAACTTGACAGATCACTACTATACCAGTTATAATAAAGTATTAGACAAACAATTAATAGAATATGATGAAATGAAACCTTTTGTAAATTTTTTATCTGACAATGTTAGAAAACTTAACGACTTTATGGGTTTTACAAAAGAACATGAATTCACTATTAAAGACATGTGGTTTGCTATTAACAGAAAAGGCAGTTACCACGAAACGCACACACATACTCCTAGTATTTGGAGTGGTGTGTATTATGTAGAAGCACACGAAGATGATGCTTCATTAAACTTTTTTAGTCCTGCGATATCAGACAATCATTGGGCTAGTAATGTAATAAACGAATACAATGACTTTAATACAACACAAGTTAGTTTTAAGCCTAGTACAAGTATGTTAAACATCTTTCCTGGGTATTTGAAACATAGTGTTGCACAACAAAGACACGAACGTGATAGAATTGCAATTAGTTTTAATATTGTATAAGGAGATGAGATGGATAATGTAAAGTTTAAAAAAGAAAATCGCAGAGCAGAGATAGTTGAAGAAACACACTACGTAGTTAAAATGTATGTAGGTGATGAATTAGTAGAAGAACGCCCAATCGTAGGACATAGTAAAAGATATGCAGAAGACTGTGCTGAAAATTGGACAAATGGTATAATTTAAGTTAGGAGAACACATGACATATATTTTAGTAGATACTGCAAACACTTTTTTCCGTGCTAGGCACGCCGTAAGAGGTGATGCTGATGTTAAGATTGGCATGGCTTTACACACAACATTACAAAGCATACGTAAAGCATGGCAAGACTTTAATGGCAGTCATGTTGTTTTTTGTTTAGAAGGACGCAGTTGGCGTAAAGATTATTACGAACCTTACAAACGTAACAGACAAGTTGCTCGTGATGCTCTTACAGTTTCACAACAAGAAGAAGAAAAAGTATTTTGGGAAACATTCGATGACTTTAAAGACTTCTTAACTAATAAAACAAATTGTACTGTATTACAACATAAACAATTAGAAGCAGATGACTTAATTGCTGGTTGGATACAATCACATCCTAATGATGATCATGTTATTATTAGTACCGATGGTGACTTTGCACAACTTATTGCACCTAATGTAAAGCAATACAATGGTGTACAAAAAGTAACTATTACACACGAAGGTTACTTTGATGACAAAGGTAAGGAAGTTATAGACAAGAAAACTAAACAAACTAAAGGTGCACCTGATCCGCAATGGTTATTATTTGAAAAGTGTATGCGTGGTGACACAAGTGACAATGTATTCAGTGCTTATCCTGGTGTTCGTAAAAAAGGCACTAAGAACAAAGTAGGCTTACTAGAAGCATTTGAAGATAGAGCAACTAAAGGCTACAACTGGAATAACATGATGCTACAACGTTGGACTGATCACTTAGGTGAAGAACATAGAGTATTAGATGATTATACACGTAATGTTACATTATGTGATTTGTCAGCACAACCTGACGATATTAGAAGCATTATTAATGATGCTATAGATGCTGTAGAGCCTAAAGAAATTAGTCAAGTAGGTATTCGTTTAATTAAGTTTGCGAATAGTTATGAACTTAATAAAATTACAGAACAAGCAGAAACATTTGCTAAACCATTAAATGCAAGATACGGAGGTTAAAATGACAAAAGAAAAAGAACTTGAAGCAAAACAATTAGTACCTAATAAATTTTGGATAGTACAAAACTATGGTCAAAAAGTAGGAACACTACAGAAAAACAAAGAAGGGTATGTTCTTGTTACACACAAAGATAAAATTCATTTTGAAAACGTAGAAAAAGTTTATGATGCATTTGGTAAAGACTTTTTTGAACATACTGCTACAAAGAAAATTAAACCTAGTAAAGTAATGGAAGTACACGGATTTCCTACAAGCACACAAGCATGGAATCCATTGTTAGATGTACAAAATAATCTACCTCTTTACAGTAAAAGCAGAAAATCTAAAAGTTTATATTGTGCAGGTTACTACACAATTAGATTTGCTAAAGGTTGGGTAAAAAGTTTTTGTCCTAAACTTATAACACTACAACGTTATGACTATAAAGGGCCGTTTACAACAGAACTAGAAATGCGTCAGGTTTTATCAAATGTCTCGAAATCCAGTTAATACTATTCCAATAGAAAACTTTTTGCAGAAGGCAAAGGTTGCAACTAAAACTCAACAACGTGAACTTAAACTAGATTCTAAAGAATATAAAGACTTGTCAGATAGTATAGCAGTATTAATGACAAGACTAGTAGAACTACAAGATAAACGTCTACAACAACCACAAGACGTAAGTGTAGATATAAAAATGGACGGCGGAAACTTCTAAAAAACGATAAATATATACGTAGTTAACTAAAAGGAATTGCGTATAATGAGTAGACCTAAACCAAATATATTGTTAGAATTTACTGACAAGAACACCTATCGTAGAGAAGAAGTGCTAGATGCAGAAGCAATATGGGCAGTCTTCTATCAGGGTAAACCTTTTAATCTTAAAAGTTCAAATTCAATTTCACCTACTCCAGGACCTAAATATAAAAAGACTTCATTCTCTAATCCAGGACATGCAATTAATTTGGCTAAGAAATTAAACTCTACATTTAAATCTGCAGAGTTTGAAGTTTACAAGTTAACTAAAGGCGATAAAATCGCATAATGGATATTAAAGAAGCATACACTAAAACTTTCATGATCTCCGCAGGACAAGAAAATATACTTGATACTGAGATTAAGAAAAACTATATGCTTTGGTGGCAGAATACACGCATGAAAGGCGACAGCGGATTACGCCTAACTAAAGACGGCTTTGATTTTGCTGTTGATCATGCAGATTTAGCCACATATGAAATAAAATTTCCTAACGAGATAAAGTTTACACCACAAGTATTCTTATACTTAGATAACTTTATTGATTGTCCGTATTACGTTACGAAGAAAAGAATATATGTATTCAGCGAAAAAATGGGTCTACAACTTATGATGTTTGCTGGAGATATTAAGCAATATGGCCTTGCTCGTGCTATGGCACAAGAACTAGACGACTAATCATTCATTTTGGACAGTTTTTTATTAAAAATAGTGGAATAACCGGTTGACTTTTTGCTAGTTGAGTGTATTATAGTATTATAGTTAGAAACAAAAGGAGCATAGCAAAATGGCACAAACAACAGAAGCACGTACAGTTACACCAAACGAGGCGAAATCAGCAGTACAACACGCAATGAAATTGAAGCGTCCTATCTTTATGTGGGGACCTCCAGGCATTGGTAAATCAGATATTATGGCACAGATTAATGGGTCATTAGATAATTCACATTTGATAGATATTAGACTATCACTTTGGGAGCCTACAGATATTAAGGGTATACCTTACTACTCTGCAAACGACAATGTAATGGCGTGGGCACCACCAGCAGAACTTCCAACAGAAGAATTTGCATCACAATTTAAAAGCATCGTTCTTTTCTTAGATGAAATGAATTCTGCGGCACCAGCAGTACAGGCGGCCGCTTACCAACTTATTCTAAACCGTAAAGTTGGTACATACAAACTTCCAGACAATGTTGTAATTGTTGCGGCAGGTAACCGTGAAACTGATAAGGGTGTTACTTATCGTATGCCGGCACCACTTGCTAACAGGTTTGTACACTTAGAACTACGTGTTGACTTTGAAGATTGGTTGACATGGGCGACAGAACATAAAATCCACGCAGACGTTGTGGGTTACTTGACTTTTGCAAAACAAGATCTATATGATTTTGATCCTAAGTCAAGTTCAAGAGCATTCGCAACTCCACGTTCTTGGAGTTTCGTAAGCGAACTTCTCGATGATAACTTGCAAGAGTCTACACTAACAGACTTGGTAGCAGGTTCAGTCGGCGAAGGCCTGGCAGTTAAATTTGCGGCACGCCGTAAGGTTGCGGCGAAACTGCCTAATCCAACAGACATACTTAATGGCAAGGTTAAGACTATGGAGACGAAAGAAATTTCGGCAATGTATTCACTAACTGTAAGTATGTGTTATGAACTTCAAGAGGCGTTCAAACGCAAGGAGAAGGGTTGGACACAAATGGCAGATAACTTCTTTGGTTTTATGATGGATAATTTTGAAACTGAACTAGTTGTAATGGGTACGCGAGTTGCTATCGCTACTTACAAACTGCCATTTTCGCCAAAAGACTTGAAAAACTTTGACCGTTTCCATGACAAGTACGGCAAGTATGTTCAAGCCGCTATGGCATCCTAACTAACTATAGAGGGGGTCTTCGGATCCCCTCGCTTCTTTTCTAAAGCATCACTTTCAAAAAGGATTCAAAAATGTTAGCAAATCCGGTAAGTACTACTGACATGGATTTTGAAGAACGCCTAAAAATGGATTGGTTCTCTCGTAGAGCCGAACAAAATGAAATTATCAAAGACTTTCTTCTTGATAAAATTTACTATCATCAGCCAGAAATAGATGTTGTATATACAGCAGATTTTTTACGCAATCTTACATACGAAGATCTACTAGAACTTGCAATAGGCTGTGTTAACAAAGATATTACTATTACACTAGGCTACGGTAGTGATTTTGATGACTATTCGGATGCAAAGTTTACAACCAGTCAATTTAGAAATAACGACAAAAAACGTGGCAGTTGGACACACACTTTTTCAGTTCCAGGTACTAAACACAAAGAAGGATTAGTAAGGATCTGTGGATACAATACAATCGATAAAAAGTTTTATTTCTTTTGTATTCCTGCTAACGAAATACAAGGTAAATTAGAAATTGTAATTCATAATAAAAGTGGAATTACTGAAGAACCAGATTTTAATTGTGATCCACAACGACATCGTAAATGGTGGAGTTATGAATGTGCAAGTTTTGAAGAAATGGCAACAATCAATAAACCACCAATACAGCCAAACAAGTTTTTCCAAATCATTTGACCTCTAGATAACTTTCTGTTATACTAATTACATTACAAAGCAAAAAGGATTTTAAAAATGCAAACAGTAGATCTTGCAATTTGGCTAAGAGAAAACATCGACTGGCACAAGTATACCACACTGGTTAAAACTATCGGTGATGAACTCAACGAACGTAAACTTCGCTTTGATAAAAGTGATTTATTAGAACGTTCTTTAGAACTGTTTAGTAACAATGAAATGATATATGTTAACCTAGAAGGTGTAGATCATATTGGTCCTGAAGCATCAACAATCGAAATGAAATACACTGAAGGTAGTTTGTTTACTCGTAAAAAGAAACAAAAGAAAAAGAACGTGTCCGATTTACAACTAATGAACAGTAGAGGATCAAGTGCCGGAAGAACATTACCGCCAGGATATGCAGATTTTTTATTAATATGCGATACTGATAGTGCGGCGGTTATTGCCAAACAAGACCTAATTAACTTTGTAGTCGATGCAGGTGATGGCTTAAAAACCTCCAAACTACCAAGTCATATGGTACAATATGTATTTGTTCCAGGTGAGTATAAACCACAAGATCTAGTAGAATCTAAGTCATACAAAGACGCTAAAAAGAAGATGCAACAAGACTTTTTAGCACAATTTTAGGTTGACAAATACCTAGTTGATGCTATAATGTAAGTATAGTTAGAAAGTTAGGAGCAAAAATATGTCACAAGAAACAACCGCAGTAGAGCAAACAATGTTAGATGGTAAGATCTATGATAAAGATCCTGCTGTCGATAGTGTTAAAGTAAAAGAAAGATTAACAACTGCAAGAATTGCATTGCTAATCCGTCAGCCGTTTTTTGGTAATTTAGCAACACGCCTTAAAATTATTGATGCAACAGACTGGTGTGCAACTGCCGCAACTGATGGTAAAAACTTTTATTACAATGAAAACTTTGTAAACAGTCTTAATCAAAAGCAAACTGAATTCTTGTTTGGACATGAAATCCTACACTGTGTTTATGATCACTTTACACGTAGAGATGACCGTGATGCACAAATTTATAACATTGCCGCTGACTATTGTGTTAACGGTGATTTGATTCGTCATAACATTGGCGAAGTAATTACACAAGTAAAACCATTTCACGATGCAAAATATTATGGTTGGGCTTCAGAAGAAGTATACGATGACATCTTTAAAAAGTATGATCAAGAACAACTTGAACAATTAGGTAGATTGCTTGACGAACATATTGATTGGGAAAAAGGTAAAGGACAAGGTCCTGCAGGTAAAACTAAAAAGAGTAAAAGTGGTAAAGGTAAACAACCTTCTTACTCAAAAGAAGAATTGAAAAAGATACGTGACGAAATGAAAGAAGCAATGGTATCAGCGGCACAGGCGGCTGGTGTTGGTAATGTTCCTAAAGGTGTAGCAAGATTGATTAAAGATCTTACAGAGCCTAAAATGAATTGGCGTGAACTACTTAATCAACAGATTCAAAGTGTTATTAAGAGTAACTATACATTTATGCGTCCATCACGTAAAGCATGGCACACAGGTGCAGTACTTCCTGGTATGGATTTTGATCAAACAATTGACATTGCTATTGCACTTGATATGTCAGGATCAATTGCTAATGCAGAAGCACAAGACTTCTTAAGTGAAGTTAAAGGCATTTGTGATCAATATGATGATTACAAAATTAAAGTATGGTGCTTTGATACTGAAGTGTACAATGAACAAGACTTTACACCAGACTCAGGTGTAACTATTGAAGATTACGAATTACACGGTGGTGGTGGTACAGACTTTGATGCTAATTGGGTATATATGAAAGAGAATGATATTCAACCTAAAAAACTAATTGTATTCACAGACGGTTACTCATGGAACTGGGGTGACGAAAACTATTGTGATACAATTTGGGTTATACATTCAGATACTTCAATTGAAGCACCACATGGCATTACTTGCCATTATGATGCTAAAGGCGAAATGGCGGCATGAGGTTTTTACACGACAAACCTAATCCATTAAATGTATTAGAAATACGTGAAATAAACTTTTGTCCAAAATCATGGACTACTGTAATGATAAAAGGTCAACCATGGGATATTACATCAAATATAGATTTTTGTAGACAATGGATTTACAATAATCTAAGCGGAAGATTTTGTATTATTAGTGATACAGAACTAGTAGATAACAAAATTGAAATTGTGTATAAGGTTGGTTTTGAACAAGGTTCTGAATCAACTATGTTTAGTTTGGGTTGTTCAGTTTTGCATACCAACACCCTAACAACATACTAATTACTAGTGTTATAACAAACAAACTTAATTAAGGAGTTAACTTAAATGACAGACGAAAATAAAACTACTCAGGCGCCGACAGCAGAAGCACCTCAGTCAGAAGCACCAGTAAAAGGTGCACCAGATCTTACAGTACAAGATCTACAAGCATTAAAGGCAATCATCGACGTTGCAAGTCAACGTGGTGCATACAAGCCAAATGAAATGGAAGTTGTTGGTCGTACTTACAATAGACTAGACACTTTCTTAGCGGCAATTACGCCTAAGACAGAATCAGCAGACGGTGAAGCACCAGCAACGCCGGTACCAACAAGTGCACCTGCTCAACCAGAAACAGCGGCTCCTGCTCCAGTAGCAGAGGCTCCTAAGGAGTAAACTATGACAGTTAAGCACGTAGGCACAGTAGGTACTAGCGGAACAAAAGTATTAGTTGCAATGAGAACACTTCCGGGTGAACCAACTAACGCTTTAGTAATTCCTACTGCGGCATTAAAACAAACATATCATGATGAACTTGATTCATTGGTTATGAAAGAAGAAGCACAACAGGCATTTGAACTTGCGACAATTTTAAATGTACGTAAATTCAGTGATGGAAGTACTATGTTACCTTCATTACATGCTAAAGGACACTTACAAAAGGTTCCAACAAGCGAAGTAACAATGACTCCAGCAACAACTAAAGACTCATGGATTAAACTAGATGAGTTGAATAAAATTATTGCTGACCAACGAGGAGTTGGCATTGATGAACTTGCAATTGGTGAAGATGGAAAACCTGGTAAAACAGTTGCCGTAGCAAATGAAATTCCTGCAGATGATGCAGGCATTATGACTGACGAAGATCTTGCTAAAAAATATAGAGCAGATGCTGATGCACTATATAAAGAAGTACAAGAACTTCGTAAGAAAGCAGAAGAATTGGCTCCAAAGCCTGCTTCTAAAAAATCTAAGACTAGTGCATAATGGACCGAAAGAACCCTGGACGAATAATACTCCAAGGCGATGAGGCAAATAATCCAGAATGGGAGGGTGTTATCGATGAAATTAAAATCGAAAGCCTTCCCATTCAATACATAAGAGAACTCACACTTAATCTAAAAGTAGGTAAAAAGATAATAATCGACGTACCTAGTATCCTTGCTCAAAGCGGACATCTACAAGAGGCCGCAGTCAGAGTAAACAATCTAATTAGAGAACACGGTAGTAATATTGAGCATATTGATTTTAGAGTTGATATGACTAATCTACAAGGACAAGTTGTTCAAGCAAGAAATGCTTTTACTAAAAAAGTAAACAAAACAATCAAACGTAAAAACGCTGAAGCAAAGAAAAAAGGAAAGAACAAGTAAATGAAAGTTAATCTAGTAAGTTATTCACAACCAACACAAGATTTTAAAAACGACTTAGATAATGTACAAGATCTAATTGCCTTTTGTGCTAGGGTAAGTAACCCAAGCAATCAAATGAATAAAGAGACTAATGAAAAACTTATCAAGTACTTAATTAAACATGCACATTGGTCACCTTTAGAAATGGTAAGTGCTTGTTTAGAAATTCAAACTACACGTGATATTGCACACCAAATTGTAAGACATAGAAGTTTTGCTTTTCAAGAGTTTAGTCAACGTTATGCTAATCCTGAAGATCAAGGCGATATGTTCGAATACAGTGAAGCACGATTACAAGATCCAAAGAACAGGCAGAATTCAATCAAAGTAGAAGATGAACAATTACAACTTGATTGGGAACATGCACAAAGACGTATTGCAGTACTAGCCAAGAAAGAATATGACTGGGCTATTAAAAAAGGTATTGCTAAAGAACAAGCACGTAAAGTATTACCCGAAGGTATTACTAAGACAACATTGTACATGAATGGTAGTTTACGTAGTTGGGTTCATTATATTGAGTTGCGTGGTGCTAACGGTACACAACAGGAACATATGGATATTGCACATGCTTGTGCCAAAGTTATCGCTGAAATCTTTCCTTTAGTACAAGAACTATAGCATTTAAACCGTCTTATTTTAACGTTATACAGCAAACAACATAGTTGAAGCATATAGTATATAACACCGCTGTATGACGCTTAAAATGCGTTTAAGATACCTTAAACTACAACTTCTACTAGTCTAATACCTTGCTCATTATTGTTTTCTAAGCATCTTCCTAGGATACAAATTGAACTAGGTAAAGCACTATCTGCTGATAAGCAAGTTGCTATTCCATTTTTTGGACTTGTTACAACTAGGTCACCTTTTTTAGTAGGACCTTCCATCATACACGGAACTCTACCTCTAAGTGCTACTGCAACACCTTCAGCATTTGAATTCATTAAGTGTGCTGGTTCAGTACTAACAATACCTGCTATTCTATGATCACAGAACTTGTCAGTTGTTGTAACTTCTTCATCACCACCAAATATTAAAACTATACCTGGTTCGTAATCTAAATCTGATTTGTATATTTCAGCCAAGTCAGCAAACTGTGCCGCGGTTGCAGTTCCTAAGAACTTTCTTGCTGTTAAATCTTTATTACCATCTCTCACAAGTAATGTATTTGCTTCTCTTGCTGTACCTGCATCTACTACTAATTTGTTAGCAACATCTGATGTACCTTGTACTGTTGCAGTTAATGTACCGTTTACAGTAAGGTTATTAAATGAACTTGTTCCTGTACTTGCAGTAACGTTACCTACTACATCGCCAGTGTGTGTACCTGCACTGTTACCAGTTAAGTTACCTGTTACATCACCAGTTAATACTCCTGTTGAATCAATATCAATATTTCCACAATAGACGTTTGCCCAACGTGTACTAATTGATCCTAATGATCCTGTATTATTTGTTACTGGTAAAAATTGATTTTGATTAAACTTTGCAACTACTGCCGCGCCTGTTCCTGTATTAACTTGAAACTGTATTGCATTACCTACTTGGTTAGTAAGGTTTCCAACATCACCACTTGTGATGTGTAATTTTAAATCTTCACCTGCACCTACAGTTAGTCCTTCGTCACCTAAGAATTTAACTTGATCTGCAAAACTTTGTAGTCCACTATTAAGTACATATTGTGCCGCTGGAATTCCGCCTAGGTTATCTGCATTTACTGCCGTTCCGTGATAACGTATACCTGGAACTGAAGATTCGTTTGCTAGGTTAAAACCTTTTTTGATTGAACTAAATCCAGCAATAGGATTTTTAGAACTATCTAATATAAATTCGTCTTTAGCAGTAATACCCATTACTGCGTCATTAACTGTATAAGTTAATATTGTTCTGTCGTTTGCACTAACATCTTTTACTACTCTTGAAGTAACCTGTGATACACCTTCACCACCTGTACTTACAGGACCAACAAGAATAAAATCTTCACCATTGTAAACATATAGTTGTTCACCGTCTGTTTCCCACCAAAGGTCTCCACGTGCTAAACCTACTGGTTGGTTTGGTCCAATTTCAGCGCCGCCTGCAATTCTAAATCTATTACCATCATAAAACTTAATAACACGGTTAGCACTATCATACCAAACTTGTCCTGCTAAAGGGTTAGGTGGTTGATTAGCACCTGAGAAACTTTCTAATAGGTGTACAAAGTTCTCATTAATAATTTCACCAAATCCAGCATAGTTTTTACCTACAAGTTTAATATCCGTAGTACTATCTACAGTACCGTCTTGTACTACTGCAATTTGTTGTCCGTTGTATGTATTAATAATATATGGCATGTTTTTCCTCTACTTGCAGTATTTACCTTATGCTTCGCCCATACGTTTCTTGCGATCTAATTCAATAATCTTTTTATCCGCATAAACATAAGCATCGCTTTCTTCATATACTTTTTTACTTGCTTTATTGCGTTCTCTTAGGTCTTTAATATAAGAAACCATTTCTGCAAATTCAGGAGTATTTGGATATTCACATTTATCTAACATATCAATAATAATGTTAAGTTGTTTGTGCATAGTGTACTTTTGATGAATACTATCTGCTGTATTTGCATTTAACACTTCTTCATCAATAAATGCTTTACCACTATCTAGATCGGCAATCTTTTTTACACCACCTTCAGTTAGTGTTCCAATATACATTTCTGTATCTGGATCGTATTCTACATTTTTTACTTTTACTTCATCTGGGTTTAAGCCAAAGGTACTCATTCCTTTAGGTAAATGACCTAATAGGGCACCATTTTTAGCATTAAACATCATTTTAAATTTTTCTTTTGCCATATCCTTATTCCCATATTAGACAAAGACTATATTTTGGTTCTTCATCTTTTTCTATCTTTGTTACTTCATGCCATGTTTCTATCGGCATTTTAAACATTGCTCCTTTTTTTTCTTGAACTAGATGCTCTGTATCACCTTTGTCCCAGTATTTAAAATGAGGCTTGCCTTCAGTTAAAAACACTAACTTAAACTGCCAGTAACCGCCTGCACTGTCCTGATGTTTGACTAACCAATCTCCAGGTTTGTATTTGTTTACTACTATCTGCGAAACCCATTTGCGTTCACTTTCAGGTAGTGTTTTCCATACAGTTTCTACTAAATCTTCATTCATATCTTTTTGATATAAACTAGCAAAATGGCTTTCACCATATATAGTAGCGTGTTTGTCAGTGCCTCCTATGCCTCTATTTGTAAATTTGCCTTGTTCTTCGTGTTCATACACTTTTTGCATGATTTCGTCAACGTTTGTAATATATTCATCAACAATCTCATACATTAAAAATTACCTTTATACACCCATGCCGCACTACTTGTTCTAGAAGTTCTATCAAATGCATATCCTTGTACTGCCACTGCATATCCTGCAATGTTAACTGTGCCATTCCAATAACTAGCCGCCGCTCTAGTAAATGTAACGTTACCAACTACTAGTTGTAAAATACTATCATTCGAACTATAAGTTTCTACTAGACCATTTCTTACTACAACAACTTGTGCACCTTGTACTGCATCAGTTGAAAATTCATCTGCTTGGTCTCCATTTAATGCACCATTTGGAAATACATACCAACCGTCAATAGTACCATTACCTAATTTTAGTGTAAAGTCACCTTGAGTTGTATTTGGATTGTGTGTTTGAGTATCAGTTGTAATACTTCCTGTTGCACTTAATTGAAATTCATAACCTGTAGTAGCGGCTTTTTTGTCAATAATATCTGTAATAACTCCTGCACCGCTTTCAACATTTCTGCCGCCAATCCAGCCAATACCGCGTTGTCTCGTTGTGCTGTATTTTTTAACATAGATTGGATTGCCTTCACCATTAACGCCTAGGTTACCATAATAGTAACTTCCTAGTATTCTTGCAATAGTTCCTTCTTTGAAATTTTCAGGTGGTGCAAGTCTTGTAAGTTGTGTTCCAACATCTGCTGTTGTCATATCTTTAGTATCAAGATAAAACTGTATGTCTTGTCCTGTTGACTGGAATGTTGTATCTACATATTCTTTAATAGCACGTTCAGTGACTAAGTTAGTTGCACTGTTTTGTAAAAACTGTCCGTCATTGCTGATACGTGTTGCTTCTGCTCCAACAGCATCAACAAATTTTTGTGCTTTGACTTGTATTGCTGGTGCATTTTTACCAATGTCGGCTCCGTCAATTACAGTACCATTTGTAATTGTTCCTGCTCTTATATCCCCGTCTTGTATTCTAGATTCGTTAACAGTTACTCTATCAATTAATAAATCTCCAATAGTAGTGTTTGGATCTGGATTAGGACTTGTAATTGCTCCTCTACCAATTCTACCAACTGATAAGTTTACGTTTGTTGAAGTTAGTGCTGTATGCGTAGAACTTCCGTTAAAAACTGATGTGCCGTTATAAGTGTTTGATCCTGCTAATACATTATTTTGATTAGTATAAACTCCGTAATCAACAAATGCCGCTGACCCTTCAAATCTACCTCTAAGTGTTCCTGCACTAGTTGGTACAATCGGTGCTGTTGTAGTTGCATCAACATCTACTACTGTTAGGCCGTTTGTTGCTTGTGAATTACCAACGTTAATTGTGTACGATAATCCTGTGTCTGGATCAATAACTGTCGCTCCTGAACTATCTTGTAGTGGACCTCTGTTAGCACCTGTTGTTGTACCAACCATAGATCCTGCAAGTGTACCAATAAAGTTTGCATAAATGTCTGTTGCATATACGTTTCTAAAGTTTCTACTTGGTGATCCTAAACTTATTTCATTGTTTGCATAAGGTAAAACACTTTTTTCTTTTAAGTAAATTGTTGTTTTATCAAATCCACTACCTGAATAGTTAACACCTAAATTTAATTGGTCGCCAAAATCTGCAAAAATACTTGGTTCATTAGCGTTAATAACTTTTAAACTTAATTCAAGTGTATCACCTATTGTAATACCACCGTCGTTTTGAAAACTGTAAGTACCTGTAATAACTTCATTGTCGTTTCTGTTTGCCCAAGTACTTGCTAAACGTCCACCCAATCTATCTGCATCGCCTGCTGTACCAAAGAATCTTGTAGTTCCTGATGTTACTCCGTCAACGTTTGTTCCTTTAGAAGTTAAGCCTTCGCCTATTCTTGTAAATCCAGTTAACGGTGTTACTGTTTGATCAATTTCAAATGCAGTATCTGCCATTACCATATATG